AAACTGGTCCAACAAGCAGATGGATATATTATTACTAACGCTGCCAATAGTTTAATAGAATATATTAACACTCGTGCAGGTGGATTTGGTTTAGATAATCTAGTCAAGCTAATAGACTATGCTGGCTTATGTGGATATATAATAGACGATGCAGTTAAAGTTCCAAGCCTAGCATTAAGATATATTGGTGGCAAACATGCAATACATTTAGAGCCCAGTGAAGATAATTTAAACATGATATTTGACTATGCTGAGATAACAGATCGTTATCCTATTTGTATCTATAATCCTACACTGTTTGATTTAGATCTATCACGCTTTGAAGAAGGTGATATAGTGCGATTTGACAGAAATGGTAAGACTAGCACTAGCGAATATGACCCATATAGTGTTAAAGTAATATATGCTCAGAAGATTCCTACAACTTGGGACTTTCCTGTACCCTTGATGGTAACAACATTTGAAATGATGTTTGGTGGCAAACGAATGTCGTGGACTAACCGCGCAGAAAAAATTATTTACTATAGCACCACACAACTAAGAGAAAACAATTAATGGCCCTAGCCAGATTAATAATCAAAGATGAAGTTAATGTAAAGATAGAAGGCTTAGACTTACATGAACGCAAAGAACTTTCAAATATGTTCAAGTATGAAATACCTGGGGCACGATATCTACCGGCAGTAAGATTAGGTCGGTGGGATGGGAAGGTAGCATTCTTTCAAATGGGCGGCAGCACTTATGTTAATCTATTACCAGAGATCATTCCTTATTTAGATAGTCGAGGATATCATTTAGAGCTAGAAGATCTACGTGATTATAAAACACAGTATGATTTTGAAGAAGTGACTGAAACAACATTTGAACATATCATGTGGCCTGCTAAACATCCCATGGCAGGGCAACCGATCGTCTTACGTGATTATCAAGTTGAAATCATCAACAAGTTTCTTGAGAATCCACAGTGCCTACAAGAAATCGCCACAGGTGCAGGCAAGACTTTAATCACAGCCGCATTGAGTTATTGCTGTGAGCCACATGGGCGCACTATAGTCATCGTTCCAAACAAGAGTTTGGTCACACAAACAGAAGCAGACTATATAAACATGGGATTAGATGTTGGAGTCTACTTTGGAGACCGTAAAGAGTTTGGTAAGACACATACTATCTGTACTTGGCAAAGTTTGAACATCTTATTAAAAGGTTCACGCAATCACGAAGTGGATATCACTATCGGTGAATTCTTGCAAGACGTTGTCTGTGTCATGGTTGACGAAGTACACATGGCCAAAGCAGATGCACTTAAAACTCTGCTTACTGGCGTAATGGCACACGTACCTATCCGCTGGGGATTAACTGGCACGATACCTAAAGAAGACTACGAATTTGTCAGCCTAAAGTGTAGTATTGGAGACGTTATTGGCCGGTTAAGTGCCAGCGAATTACAAGAGCAGGGCGTACTTGCCAACTGCCATGTAAACGTCCTACAGTTAGTTGATCATGTAGAGTATAAAGATTACCAAAGTGAGTTAAGATATCTATTAGAGACAGAAGAAAGATTAAACTATATCGCCAAGCTAGTAGAGTCGATCCGTAAGAGTGGTAATACACTAGTTCTAGTAGATCGTATCGCCCCAGGTAGGGCATTGATAGAAAAAATTAAAGATGCTGTATTCGTGTCAGGAGGCACCAAAGCAGATGATAGAAAAGAACAATATGACGACATTGCGACTATGGACGATAAGGTTATTGTCGCCACTTATGGGGTTGCTGCTGTTGGCATCAACATTCCTCGTGTTTTTAACCTTGTGCTTATTGAGCCCGGTAAGAGCTTTGTTAGGGTCATCCAAAGTATCGGGCGTGGCATTCGCAAAGCGGAAGACAAAGACTTCGTCCAAATCTGGGACATAACAAGTACCTGCAAGTTTGCCAAACGGCATTTAACTAAAAGAAAGCAATTTTACAAGGAGGCTAACTACCCATTCATCGTTGAAAAGACTGATTGGCAGTAATTTATGTATATACTAACCCTAGAAAACACAGCGTATGAGATGAATGAGATTCCGGATGAAGTTGAAGATCTTCGTTTTGCTATATTAGATAATAGCGATCCAAAGAATCCTGACTACTTCTTTATTCCATTGATCTTTTTAGAATCATTTAATAGTCCTGCCTTGGTATTACGCATTGGTGGTAACCTAGTTAAAATGCCTGTGGATTGGCAGATACTCATCGGCGAGCCAGACTTTGGTGATTTAGAAGTTATACCATTGACCAGTATCAATGATCGTGGATTTAGCGTGTTCTGTTTTAATCCCTTAGACAGTTTTAAACCAGAGTTCCACCCGATCGAGATCGTGGATATCTACCAAGATGTCAAATGGTATTTTCCAAAACTACGCCCAGGACAGATGTTAGCTGTGCCAATCAATGATAGTGACCATCCACTGTGTGCTTATTTTGTTAAAGACATATCACGTCAAAGCGAAGTAGTTGACTACGGTAAAATATGGTAAAGAAAGGATTAACGATGTGGAGACTTTGGGCCAAGGCTCTTGGGCAAAAAGAAGGTATCACTGACAATGAAGCAGATGTTGTTGCGGCAATTAGGACAGCGATAGTAGCATTATATATCGTTACCAACCTGTTTATCATAGCAGGTATCTTGAGACATTGGAATGGGTAACTTAAAACCAGGTGCAACTTATATCTATGAAAGCTCAGACAGCGGTGAAACAGTCTATGCCCGAGAGATGGGTGCACCACCAGAATCTCGTATAATGATTGGGCAAAGCTGGCTAGCTAAAGAACAGATAGAAAAGCGTATGTGGGCTGAAATATACCCAAAAAGAAATCTAAATCCAGCCTTGACAGAAGCTGTAGAAAAATGTATAATTATATATAAGCTCTCGGAGGAAAATAACGATGGCATTTAACCCACAACAATTTAAACAGAAAAAGAAACGAGCAGTTGATCCAAATGCTCCGCCACGCCCAAATCTGTTGTCACATGATAAGACCATACGTGAAGGCCAACAGGCCTTCACACAGCTAGAAGATCGTGTGCAGAAACAAGCAGAAGAGATCGCAAGATTGAAATCAGATTATGCTAACATACAACAGAGCGTGGCACATATCTTAAACTATCTACGTAAAGGTCGCTAGTGAGTAATACAGATCCATTATATATTGGTAACGAAATGGCGGCATTTGATCGAAAAGATCGTGCATACTATGACAAGTTTACAGATGAACAGCGTAAGAGCTTTTCAACTTATCTAATGCTCAAGTATGGTGCTAATGTAGGAGGCAGTGCAGACATGCAGGCCTATTACTTGATGGCCACCAATGAGCGGGTGAATAAAAACTTCTTTGACATTAACAAGCATACCAAACTACAGTGGTTGTGTTGCACTAGTGTGAGCCCGCAGATGGGTAATCAATTTCACTATTGGTTAAAAGGTAAAAAGAAAGAAGGTGATAACAAAAGTCAAAAGTTCTTGGCTAAGTTATATCCCACAATGAAATCAGACGAAATAGATCTATTGGCAAAAATCAATGATAAACAAGATATTGCAGTCATGGCACGAAACCTCGGACTTGATGACAAATCAATTAAAGCCGAGCTATAAGTGTCGATATTGTAGCAAAGAGTTCCGCAAGGAGTCTACTCTTGCGGCACATCTGTGCGAAGAAAAGCGACGTTGGCAGGAAGAAAAAGAAACTGGTGTGCAGTTTGGCCTACAAGCATATCTACGTTTCTATGAGTTAACACAAGGATCAGCTAAGATGAAATCATATAGTGACTTTGTGGCTAGTCCTTATTATCGTGCGTTTGTCAAGTTCGGACGACACATGGTAGGTATACGTGCTGTGAATCCTAAGATGTTCATTGACTGGGTGATTAAAGAAAACAAGAAACTTGACCATTGGACACACGAGCGAGTCTACTTAGAATACCTTAGAATATACATGCGCAAGGAAGCAACGCAAGATGCCCTTGAGCGTGCTTTTAAGGAAATGCAAGACTATGCAGATGAACATGGAGAATTTAAGAATGGATTTAGTGATTACTTTAGGTTTGGCAATGCTAATCGCATTTGCCATCATATCGCTAATGGTAGGATTAGTCCTTGGATTGTGTTTAATTGCACTAGCGGTATTGAGTTTTTGGATCAACTCAATGACGATCAGATTTCAGTTATTCTGCCTTGGATAGATCCAGAATATTGGCAAAGGAAATTTCAAGATTATGTGGCGGACACTGAATGGATAAAAAGCATATTACAGGAAGCAAAATTATGATCGCTGATGAGCTTAAAGTATTATTTGATGAGTTGAAAACAGAACTAGTATCTGTTAAATCAGAACTGATTTTACTTAATTATGACATCCAACAGGCTAGGATTCAGCTAGACAGGATAGAGTATGCGATCAATAATCCACCGCAAGCACCAGATCCTAAAAATTACACCATTGAGAAACTATGAAATTTCGCAGTGACATCGACATAGACTTTGCTGATCGTCAACAGGTATTGAACTTGTTAAACGTCACACCTGCTAGCATCATACGTGATGGTAAGTTAGTCAAGCACAATACAGGTGTGTATGCCACAGATATACCCGTAGATCCTTTTGTAGGATCAGCGAGTTTAGATTATAACGACGCAGAAGATCGTGGTTACATGAAACTAGACTTACTAAATGTCCATGTGTATAAACAAGTTCGAGATGAAACACATTTGATCAAACTCATGCAGGAACCAGACTGGACTCGATTATATGATCCTGCGATTTGCAGTCAACTAATACACATCAACAATCACTATGATACCTTGCTTAAAATGCCAGAGCCCGTGGACTCTATCCCACGCTTGGCTATGTTCCTAGCAGTTATACGTCCAGGTAAAAGACACCTAATAGGTAAAAGTTGGAAGGATGTTGCGATGACTGTGTGGGATAAGGTCGAAGGTGAATATAGTTTTAAGAAAGCACATGCGATCGCCTATGCTCAATTGGTAGTGGTAAATCTTAACCTACTTTGCGAATCAATGTAATACTACGACGCTTACTGCGTTTCTGTGATATTTCCTTAAGACTTATGTAAGGACCATGTTTGATTTCCACGTCCTTGCTGTTGAATGTTTTCAAACAGACTCTAAATTCTACCCAATCCTGCTTTAAAAACACATTAATAGGTACTAGCCTGTTACTTTCCCACCACCATTGATCTGCTAGTTCTAAAAACAGGCTTTTTTGTTCTAAGGTGCGCAGAGCCGCAAAATCATAGATAGTAGTGATAACTTCGTCTGAATTCTGTATAATCCCTATATAGTCATTACCGCCATAGGTCAGGAAGCTGATAAAAGGGTATTGATCTAAGAGTTTCTTGTAACTGTCTTCCATAGGAACCGCGATAAATATACTAAAGGATCAAGCAAAATTGCCAATAATCACAAGTTATTTATATGAAAATAAATTCACCGTCCAGATTTTGGAAGATGATCCTACCATTAAAACGAGGAACCGTGTCGTGTATCAAAGACCAATAGAAATCTATCGTGGTGCAGATAATCCTGTAACCATCTACTTTAAGAATCAAGATCAAAAAGCCGCTAATATCGCTGGAGTTACGTTCCAGGGCTATATCATTGATTACTTAAAAGGCAACGTAGTAGCCAACGTGGCTGTTACTGTCAGCAATGTCTCAGCCGCAACTGCTAATGTCATGCTTACAGACAGCTTCCTTAACACACTTCCTCAGAACAAATACAAACTGGCATTC